GAGCTGGCCGCTGAGCTGGTCCCAGAGCTGGCCCCTGAGCTGGTCCCAGAGCTGGTCCCAGAGCTGGCCGCTGAGCTGGCCCCTCAATGCAATTCTGCCCTGCGAACCCATTTCAAAAATCTTGATCGCCAGCATACACGCAGCGGGGCTGTCGAAGATGAACACGCGCGGCGCGCGCTTTCCGAGAACGGCATAGGCATCTGCCAGCGCGGATTCGAGCGCCGGGCGATCAACGCGAGCGCCGCCGCACGCGATGTCGAGATACTGCTGACGAAAGCGCGGCAGTTCCGCTTCCTGTTCGGCTGTGAGTTTTTCGATCTTCTGCTTCTTCATCACTTTCTCCATTCTTTCTCACGATCAGCCTTGACCTGAGCCCATGTGCGACCGTCTGCTGATCGAAGCGGCCATGCGGACTCGCTGCTGACACGGTAGGGCTTGCCTATTGGGGCGGGCGCGGGGATCATTGCCTTGCCTCCAGCAGTGCGATCCTGAACATGGCGCAGTTGCCGAGGAGCATAGCCAGCCATGCCAGCTCGATTTCTCCGCTCTTGATGAACTCGAGGATCGTCAGGACGGTCCAGATCACCACCATCAATCCCCAGAATATGGGGTCGAACATCCGCTTCATTGCTGGCGCTCCCGTTCTGCGAGGGCACGTAGGGCGGCGGCGGTCAGGGCGATGGGCAATGTGCTGCCAGTGGACCTGTAATCCTTGCCGCCAACAGGCAGACCAATGCCGTTAAGCAGGCGCACTTCTCGGTCATGACCGATTATGGTTGGGGTAAGCCCTACCGGCACCAGCGTCATGGCTGCGTCTAGCCATTTGGTAAAAAAGGTCGTGCCGCACCATTGGTGGCTGTCATCATCAGCCCAATACCCCATGCCGCGCCAAGTGTAGCCAAGCGCCGCTAGGATGGCTTTATCGGTCTCGTGACACGGCCCCGTCAGCGCTTCAACCCGCTCTGCCAGTGCTATCAGTTCGTGCTTGTCGGTCACAGGCCCCGCTCCTTGAGGATGCTGCGGAAAGCCGTCAGCGCCGCGCGTCCGTCGAACAAGAAAGTCTTGCCCTCGCCATATGCGGCTTCAATCACGCGAGTGATGTCGCGCATGTCCTGAGCATCAGGATCGGGTGCAGGCTCATACTTGGCGATGGTGCGGGCGTGGGCAATGATGCTGTCGGACAGCGCAAATGGCTGCTTGCAAGTCGCGAACGCTTCCCAGCAATCCCATCCCGCCAAGTTGGCAGCCTTATCCAGCGCATGTAGCGGCGGCAGTTCTTCGGTTTCAGTCGTCATATCATCACCTCTCAGCCGGGTTCAGTTGCGCGCGCCCCGGCTAATCCCGGCGCGTCGGGAATGGGGTTAGGTCTCGGGTCGGAAGGCCAGGGTGCCGGGTAGGCACACAAAGCTTTTCGGCGGGTCGTAGGGCAGGATCTCAGCCCACAGCTCAAACAGCAGCCGCTCGGCCTCGAGCTCTGTCTCGGCCTGCACAGTCCCCAGCACGAACTCGTCCTTGCCGGGAAACTGTGCCTTGCCGCACCAGTGGCGAAAGGTGGGTCGGGTCATGCGAAGGCTCCGATCGCGAGCGCGGCGACTACCATGCCTAGCGCGCACCAGCCCACCAGCGGGCGCTCGGTTTGCCAGGCAAGGGCGATGATCTGGCGGCGGGTCATGACAGCCACCCCATCACAACTGCGGCGCCGACGATCGCGACCCACAGCAAACAAGTGCCAGCCCAGAGGCAGAGCCAAGCGATGGATGCAGGGCGAGGCATCTGGTCGCGGGTCATGGCCGCACCTCGATCAGCCCAGCATCGTGGCCCACGGTGTCAGCGCCCGGCTTCCACGACCACTGCTCGACCGGCTCGAAAGCGGCGACGCAGATGGTCATCAGCAGCTCAGCATAGAGGTCGTGAACGGCGCGGCGAGTATGGCCGGCCATGACATAGCGCGGCGTGCTCTTGCGCTTGACCGCATAGGTGTGCAGCCATTTCGCGCCGGTCAGCGCATCAATCTCGAGGATGATGAAAGTGTCCTTGTGCGTGCATGTCGTAGCGACGCTCTGGGCAAAGTCGGCGAGGATTTGGCCGGTTCCCTCGACCGGTGCTACCTGCCCGGCGCGCATCGGGTTGACCTTCCATGCGACGAAAATGTTGCGGAGCGGTCCCGCGCGATCGCCATCGATGCCGTCGGTGGCGATGCTCTGCAGGCAGGCGGCGGTCTGGTGCGTGCGGGCGGTCATGCTGCCACCTGCACATTGCGAGCCGCAATCTCGTCGCCGATCAGCGCGGCAAGGTATTGGGCGACCAGCGCGTAGAAATCGGCATAGGCCGGGTTATCCTTGGTGTGGCCCTCGACCTTGGGCGCGGCGTGCTCAGCCTTGAGTGCGGCCGAGAGAGCATCCTGCTGCATCGCGGCCAGCTGCTCGAACTCGGGGCAATCGTAGAAGGCGACGTCGAAATAGTGCGGCGCGTAATCGGCGCTCAGCATGTTGCGCACTGGGCGCGTCTGCGGGGCGATGCCAGCGGCGGCGATCTTGCCGATCAGGGCCTGCGCGGCGGGGCGCTTGTGCCAGGTTGCGGGGGTGGGTTGCATGGTGCTCTCCATCGGGGGTCGATGGAGATGGTTTTAGCACGATTGCTAAGGAATGCAACAGATAATTTGCATTGATGCTAATCGGCCGTTTTGTGCAAGACATTGCGGCTTCGAAGGGATAGTCTGAACGAAGCCTAACGCCCTTCAATTTGAAGGCGAAAATATCTGACGAGGATCCATGAATATCATCACGAGCGTCGTTGCCATGCTGATTGCGGCGCAGTCCCCTGCTTCTGAAACTCCAGGCAAGATCATCATGTATCGCCCCGGTTCGGTGATGGGTTTGGCTTTGGGCTGCCCGATTCGATACGACGGCAAAGAAGTCGTGGAGCTCGGTCGTAGCAAATATGCCGAATGGGAAGTGCCTGCAGGCCGCTATGTGCTCATGAACAAGACTGGCAGCGTCGAGGTCACTGTTGCGCCAGGCGAGACGCGCTATGTTCGCTGCACGATCAAGACCGGCTTTATGACCGGGCGCGCCGATCTGCAGATCTCGGATCGCGCGGATTTCGAGCAGAAGGCCGCCGAGTTCGAGCGCAAGGAAGTCAGCCCCGCCGTCGTTTTTTCGGGTGCGAAGTGAAGATCGTCGCGCTTGCCATAGCCCTGGCCACGACCGGCCAAAGCCAGACATTCGACTTGGTTTGCAAAGGCGAGCTCAAGACCGAATCGATCGTCGGGAATGAGGCAAAGCCATATTCGACACGCTACCGGGTCGATCTTGACCGCGGGAAATGGTGCGAGGATAGCTGCACAGAGATCAACGACGTTTCAAAAGCAAGCCCTGGCGTGATCGTGTTTGAGAGCATCGACAAGGATGGCCCCGCAGAACGCGTGCGGAAGATCAACAACGTCTCACGCGAAACCGGGCAGCACCTCGCGCTTTACACCAGTCGCTCAATCGGCGGCGCCATGTCGGTTGTCACCATGCGCTGGTCAGGAAACTGCGAACCATCCGAGTTTAGTGGCTTCCCTGCATCTGGCGCGAAGTTCTAACCCGGTCGGGTCACAGCCGGCGGCCGAACCAGACGGGCCTGCCGAGTATCTTGGTTTCCTCGTTGCTGACCTCGCTGGCGCTGAACTCCGGGTTCGACGGGAAGATCCGCACGCGGCCGCCGGGCAACCGCTCGACGTTCTTGATCAGATATTCGCCCCAGTCAGCATCCCATAGCGCGAAAGGTCCGGGCTGCGTCGGCGATCGGTCGCGCTTGTCCACCAGCAGCTCATCGTCATGGCGAAACAGCGGTTCCATCGACGTGCCGCGACAACGGATCATCACGAAATCACTGGCATTGCCGCGCAGCACGCTCTCAATGAGATAGCGCGGAACAAGCGCCATTTCCGGCTCGCCATCTCCGTTCCCGCCACCGCCCATGCCCGCATAGGTCGGCAGAACCTCGACCGGCACATATTCGATCGAATTGTCTTGAGGCGGCAAATCCGGCTCGTGATGCGCCCATCCTGGGAAGCTCGGGACGGCCTCGCGCAGCTTTTCCCATGTCGGCAAGCTGACACGCGTGGTTGCCGTCCCGTTAAAGGCGCGCGTGATCGTCGTCGGGGTTAGCCCAGCCTTCTTGGCCAGCGCGCTCGGCGCCAGTTTTGAAAACTGCACAATCGCCCTGATGGTTTCGCGGTCAGATTCTATGCCGTCCATCGGCCAGTAGTTAGCATCCCCGCAAATGGGGGTCTTTTTGCATTCGTGCAAAATCAGGGTTTGCATTGTGTAGCATTCGTGCTAACTATGCCTTCCATGGAACAGCAACCCACATCAAAGCATCCGATCCGACCAACAGACCTGGCATCTGCCATGGGATGGAGCGTCCCATATGCCAGCCAGGTTTTGAACGACAAGCGCCCCGCGTCGCTGCTGACCGCGCTGTCTGTGTTCGATCGCACAGGGGTGCGTCTCGGCCCATTGAGCGGCCTGAGCGATGCAGAGATCGATGTTGCTCGCAGAGTTGCGGCACCTACCCAACAGGACGCCGCCGCATGAGCGCGCCCGCCGACCGCCCTCTGACCGAGGAAGAAGCCAGGCGCGAGGCCGATCTTGCGCTTAGCAGGCCGATACCCGCCATCACTACTCCGGCAACTCTTCAGACAGCCGCCGTCTCCACCTGTCCATTCGTTCAAGGTCTTCTTGCGAATAGAATTTTTCGCCTCTTGCGTAAGATTGGAAGACGGAATGAAGCATGACGCCAAATTCAGGCTGGATTGCTCCGTGCTTCTGCAATTGCGGGATAAGGCGGGCAATGAACTGAATAGACGAGCACGCCATTGCGTGAGCGAATTTCGCCTGCGGCCTGATTTCATCAAGCTCTTTACGAAGCGCGGCGATCTCGCGTCGCAGTTCTTCGGACATTCTCTATCTCCTGCTGGCATTGACAACCGCAGGATAGCCGAAGCCGAGGCGGTCGCAAGCTGCCTCGGTGCAGCCGCCGCATGACCGTCTTTATCGACAACGGCGAGCCGGGCACCTGGGCCCGCGCGCTGCGCCACAGAACACCCGCCTCGGAAACCTTGACAGCCGCCACGACGACCGGCTGCGAAGGGCAGGCAGCGGAAGCACCAATCGCGGCCGAGGATCACGGGAAGGTAGACCGCGTGAATGCCTGTCAATCGTCGGGAGGGGCGGTCGGCCCGCCAGCTAACCGCCCCTTTTCCCTGTTCGATTTCACTCCTTTCCATGAGGGTTCTTATGGCCTCCCGCGCTAACAATGTCCTGTTGCCTATGATGCTGCCGACGCAAAGTTCTCTGCGCAGCGCGGTCAGCAACATCATCCGCGATATCCAGCGGGATCATGCCGAGACCGACCAGGACACAGCCGATCAACTGGGCGTCTCCAAGGGCACGATCGTTAATGCCCGCAACGGCACAACCGACCTCAACGCCCTGACCATCGCCCGTATCGGCGCGGTCTATGGCCCACATTATGTTGACCCCTATAACGGCCTCTACGGCGCCACCGCGACGCCGGTGCAGAAGGCGACCGACGACCCGCTGTGCCATCTGGCGCGCGCCGTCTCGACCATATGCGACATGCGCTGCCCGGACGGCCCCGGCGGCGCGGTCGAGCTGCCTAAGGAAAAGCTGGACGCGCTGCCGACGCTGCGCGCGGCCCGCGCCTCGCTGGACAGCTATATCGCAGGCATCGAGCGGTTGAGGCTGGTGGCATGAGCGGCGGGGACGATTGGCAGCCGGGCGACCTGGCGCTGTGTGTTTCTTCTGAAGGGTTCCACGATGATTTCGTCGAAGGAAATCAATATCCGGCCATTGGGTCGGTGTCGCGTGTTAACGACGTTTGCCTACTGGAAGCCAGTTTAGACGATAAGTGGAATCAGCCCGGAGGGGTTTGGCTCTCTTTTGACGAATACCCCGTCTTTCTGTGTTTTTCCGGGAACTTCCGCAAAATCCGCCCGCACGTTCCTGACGAGGAAGACGCAGAGACGATACGCCTGCTGACCGGCACGCCTGTCAAGGAGCCGACGGCATGACCTATCCCTATCGCAATCACAAGACATGCGCCGATTGGGAGCCGCTGCCGGAACGATTTTCCGTCATGCTTCCCCTGCCCCCTAGCACGAACGCGCTGTTCGCCACGGTCGGCAAGCGCCGGGTCAAGAGCGAGGCTTACAAGGCCTGGCTGAACGAGGCGCGCTATGCCGTGCTGACCCGCTGGCGCGAGCTGGGCAAGCCCGCATGGCCGGACAAGACCTCCATGCTGCTCGCCATCGACGCGGGCATCGGCGACCGGCGCCGCGATCTCGGGAACATCGAGAAGGCGGTGTCCGACATTCTGGCCAAGGAACTGCCGGTTCCCGACGATCGCTGGACCGACCTGATCATCCTCAAGCGCACGACCGATCACCCCGGCTTTGCGCATGTCGTGCTCGGGCCGCTCGAGCCGCCCGGATAACCGAACAAGGGGAGAGCGCGGAACCCGTGAGGGCCGCACGGAATCAGTTTTCGCCGCGTCAGCTCTCCCCAAACCACAACACCCGACGGAACGAAAGCGACTGACGAAAAGGAATGACCAATGGATATGACACCAATACGGGCGTTTGACCTGCCCGATACCAGCCCGGCGGTGCTCGACGCCCTGCCCGTCGAGGTGCTGCACAACCTCGTCAACGAGGCGGAAAGCCACGCGCGCCAGGCCTCCACCATGCTCGGCATCCTGCATGGCGTGCTCGCCCGCCGCTATGCCGCTGGCATCAACGATACCGGCACGCACCACCGGCGCGAGGGCGATTATCGCGTGACCATCACCGTGCCCAAGAACGTGTCGTGGGACCAGGCGGCGCTGGGCAGGGCGATCGAGACCATCAAGGGATGGGGCGAGGATCCGGCGGAATATGTCGAGACCAAGCTGACCGTTTCCGAGACCCGCTACAAGGCATGGCCCAAGACCATCCGCGACCTGTTCGAGCCCGCGCGCACCGTGCGCCAGGGCAAGCCCAAGATCGAGATCTCGCTCGCGGCCGAGAAGCAGGAGGCAGCGTGATGGTGCGTTTTCCTGTTACGGCCGCCGTGCGATCAAATGCAGGCGACGTGCCCGCGCCTGAAACCCCGAGCAACACAATCTGGATTTTCGACCATTTTGGATACTGGGTCAGCCTTGGACATGGGCCGCTAGAACTCCCGGGCGATAATCTCAGCTTGGGCCTGCACATCGCTTCAATGATCAATGATGCTTACGAGCGGGGCCGCGCTGATGCGCAGATGGCCGTGCGCGAAGCTCTCGGAATGGAGGCCTGACCATGGCAATCTCCCTTGCATCCCTCAACCGGCTCGACAGCCCCAAGCCGCCGCGGATCATCATCTACGGCCCGCACGGCATTGGCAAGAACACCTTCATCGCAGGCGCGCCCGCACCGGTGCTGATCAACGTTGAGGATGGCCACCCGTCGGCATCGCCGATCGACTCGTTCCCCCGCGCTCGCTCGTTCGGCGACGTGATGGGCGCGATCGAGGCGCTGTTCAACGAGCCGCACGATTTCCAGACGGTGGGCATCGACTCGCTCGACTGGATCGAGCCGCTGGTCTGGGCTGAGACCTGCCGTCGCCAGAAATGGGACAGCATCGAGAGCCCCGGCTATGGCAAGGGCTATATCGAGGCGTCGAACGTCTGGCGCGAATATCTCGACGGCATCAACGCGCTGCGCGACGAGCGGGGCATGGTAGTCATCCAGACCGCGCACGCCGAGATCAAGCGGTTCGAGAGCCCGGAAACCGAGCCCTATGACCGCTACCAGATCAAGCTTCAGGCGCGCGCGGCGGCGCTGGTCGAGGAACACGCCGATATCGTGCTGTTCGCCAATTACAAGGTCAGCGTCACCAAGACCGACGCCGGGTTCAACAAGAAGGTTGCGCGCGGCATCGGGGCCGGAACGCGGGTCATGTATACCGAAGAACGCCCGGCCTTCCGCGCCAAGAACCGGCACAACCTCCCACCCGAATTGCCTCTGTCCTTCGCGGCCCTGACCGACGCGATGGCAGCAGCATCCGCACCGCAGCGCGGGGCCGCCCAGGCCGAAGCTGCATAACTGACGAAAGGAAAATGACATGGCACAACTGAACTGGAACGCCGATCCGAACAATGTGCAGGAGGACAATGACTTTCCGGTCATCCCGCCCGCCGACTACCCGATGATCATGACGGCCTCCGAAATGCTCGACGAGCAAGGCAACTACAAGCTTGAGTGGACGGTCGATGGCGGTGAATACGGCGGCCGCAAGATCTGGGACTGGCTGGACCTGGGAAGCGAAGATGCAGAAAAGCGCGCGCGCGCCGAGCGCAAGCTCAATGCCATCTGCGTCGCGTGCAACGTCATCGGCCTGACCGATACCGAGCAGCTGCACGGCATCCCCGTCACCAACAAGGTCACGGTCAGCGAGCCCAAGCCCTACATGAAGAATGGCCAGCAGGTCATGGGCAAGGCCAAGAACTGGATCGGCGCCTACAAGCCGCGCGCCGCCGCCGGTGGCGGATTCGGCGGAGCGCCCAGCCCCGCGCCCGCGCCGAGCGCCGGATGGGGTGGCGGTGCTGCATCGCCGCCGGCTGCCAGCGGGGCATCCACCCCGCCGTGGAAGCGCAACGCGGCATGACGCTGCGATAACGGGTGGCGGCGGGGTCAAGCGACCAAACTCAAGCCCCGCCGCCTGCCACTCCCCTTGCCCTGACGAAACGACAAAGGAAATGGCATGGTTGCCATAACACCCCCGGCTTGCCCTACGCTAGCGGCTTGTGACGCCGCGATAGAGGCGGCGCAGGAACTGAAATTCAGAAATCGCAAAGTCGGCATGGGCCAGATCGGCCGCCCGTGTGAGCGCGAAATCTGGTATACGCTTCGCCAAGTCCAGTTTCAGCGTTTCGACGCGGACAGCATCAAAAGATTTGACGATGGCCACACCAGCGAAGCTGTCGCTGTGGCTAGGCTCAAGAAAACGCCCGGCGTTGAATTGCACAGTGTCGACGCGAGTGGCGAACAGTATCGCTTTTCCGATTTTGGCGGTCACTTTTCCGGCGCGATCGATGGGGTAATCCTCGGGCTGGTTCAGGCCCCGAAGACCTGGCACGTGCTCGAGATCAAATGCAGCACCAAATGGAACGAGATTGACAAAGCTCGCGCCAAGGTAGGGGAAAAGCACGCGCTGCAGGAATGGAACCCGATCTATTACGCGCAAGCCGTGCTCTACATGCACTATGCCGCGCTCGATCGGCATTATTTGGTGTCGTGCTCCCCCGGTGCGCGTCGCTGGACCGCTGTTCGCACGAATGCCGACCCGGCGCACGCGGCATGGCTGCGGGTCAAGGCCGAGCGCATCATCTTCGCCGACAGCCCGCCGCCGCGCATCGGCGAGCCCTCGCACTTCGTCTGCCGCTTCTGCGATCACGCCGCCATCTGCCACGAGGGCAAGCCCGCGCGCCGGTCGTGCCGGACCTGCCTGCATGTGACCCCGTGCCGCACCGGTGGCTGGCGCTGCGAGCATCCCGACTTCCCCCACGAGCTCTCGCTGGACGACCAGAAGGCCGGTTGCCCAGCCCACCGCTTCAACCCCGGTCTGGTCCCGGGCGAGCAGATCGACGCCGGGCCGCATGGCGTCACTTACCGCATGGCCGACACCACCGAATGGACCGATCACGGACAGGAGATTGCGCTGTGAATGCGATTAACCATGTCGATTTCAAACGGCCAAGCAGACAGTGGGTTAGCATTGCCGAGAACCAGCACATTCTCGACCTGCTTCTGCAAGACCGCCCCGTGCTCACCTATCGGCAGATCGAGGAGCAAAGCGGACGAAGCACTGAAACTGTGCGTGGGGTCGCAGTGCGCGCCGGTCTGCACGAGCGCAGGAGCTATCTAATCGACGCAGTGCCCCGCCGAACCGCAGAATTGCGGCAACGGACGGGGTCACGTCCGTCAATGAGGTGTAATTTGGGGTGTGGTCACCGGGCTGCATGGTC